AAGGGTATGATAGATCATTTAGCTTATGTAAGTCTCAGTGCGGTAAAATTGTATCATCAATAGAAAAAACAGAAGAAAATCTTACTACAGGCAAGAAAGTTCTATTTGATTCACATAGTCAAAATGCCCAAGTAAGAGAAGCCTAACTTTAAAAATTTGCCATAACCATAAATTTAAAGTATTCTACATATAAGAATTAATTTGTAAAGGATAAGCTATGAACAAAGACGGACACACTGATGTTGCATCATCTAAACGTATGATGCAAACTATTATTGAAGATGCTAAAGATATACTTAATGCTCTTCCTTCAGATGAAGAAGCTGCATTACCTACTTGGTGGACAAATAAGTTAGCTGTATCTTCTGCTTATATTAATTCTGCTAGAGATTATTTAGTTTATGGTTCTGATACTGGTGATACTCCTGTAACATCAACTTGTGATGATTGCGATATGGAAGATTGCCAATGTGACGAAATAGAAGAAGTTATAGAAGATATAATGGATGAGATGCAAGAAGTAACTGAAGTATTAGATGATGATATGATGCCTCCTTCTTACAGATATATAACTAATGCCTCTTAAACGAGGTAAGTCTAAAAAGACTATCTCAAAAAATGTAAAAGAGCTAATGAAAAAACCCTCAAAGGCTCGATCTAAAGGTATAAACACTTTAGCGAAAAAATTGGGTGTAACTAAGAAAGAGGCTCAAAGACGTCAGGCAGTAGCAATAGCTCTAAGTGCGTCAGGCAAGTCTCGAAAAAAATAATTTATGTAGCAAATAGCTACATTTTCTTTAAAGGAGAAACATTATGGGAACTACTTATAGCGTTGGAGGTCCATTCTCTACATATAGCACAATCGCAGATATCGACTCAGGAGCATTTGCCGCTGGCGGAAATACTCTTGAAATTTATCCAGGTACTCACACCTGGCCTTCTACTGCCAAAGAAATGAAAAATATGACTATCGTTGGCATTGGTGGAAAAAATGCTTGTATCATTTCAGGCTCTATTAATCTTAGCTCAGCTTCTAGTGGTGAGAACTACATTTCTGGTCTTACTATTAATGGTACAGCCTCTGTACCTGCAATTGACGTACAGACACCTACTACTCGTTGTGGTATGCATGTAAGTGACTGTGTACTTACTACTAGCTCTTTAGCTATACAAAACCATACACCAATAAGTGTAGTATCTGGCACCGATGGTCCTGCTACTACTATTAGAAATATTTGGTCTAGCTGTACTGCTGGTCTTGCCTGTAACTCAAATGTAACAGCTGTCAGCTCTACAATGGCAGGAGCATGGAATAATCCACCTGTTGATAATCAATCAGGTCAAGCTGCTGGTCTTATTGGTGTTGCTGACTTGTTGTATGCTGCTGCTAACTCAGGTAACATGACTGAAACAGTGACTGCAAGAACTATTGTCAGCTAATAGCTAATAATTAAAAAAATTTTTATAAAGGAGAACGAATCATGGGAATGATCAAAAAAGAGGTAACTGGTAATGCTAATGCATTGAAATATGTAAAAGCTGCTACTGGTGTCCAAGCTGGTGCTGATGGCGGAACTATCGTTAAAGGCACTAAAAAAGGTCTTGGTAAAGCCGCCGATCCTTATGCACCTATTAATTCAGCAATACCTGTTGAGTATAATCTTTCAAGACAGTTTATGGCTGAAGGTACAAAAATGCAAGAAAATGCAAATACTACTGGCGGACACAATGCAAAAGTACCTACTGGCGTATATAGTATTGCTAAAGGCCGGAGTAAGTTTTAATAATGGCTAAATCACTTTCCGGTGTCGAAAATAGAGCAGGAAAAGCTGTAACGATTGGTGACAATCGTTATGGTCTTCGTGAAGTTTACGATGCTGAAGAGATGCAAAAAACTTTAGCGTACTATAAAGCGGGCGGTCAACTTACTGTTAAAGAGGTAAAGAACCCTCTTACTCAAACAGTAAAGACAGTTAAACTAAATGCCAATCGTACCTGAAGTTTTTCAAAGGTCTAAGGTAAAATACACTAAACCAAAAAAACGTAAGAGTGTTAAGTCTAAAAAGAAAAAAATTAATCGGCGTAAAAAATAACTCCGTGATGTTTACTAACTTTTATGCTTTGCACTAAAGCTCTTAACCAAGTTTTTTCATAAGGCGCACATATAAACATGTGCGCCTTACACGTTTCCATGATCTTACTCATCATATTTTTATTATCTACATCACAAGATATAAATACTAAATCATCTTCTAATAAATAGCTATAATCATAATCATAACCGTCACAAGTTACTATATGTATATGATCTTTTGCAGGAGACTTAGTAACTATTTCTCTTCCTACTGAAGCTCTTTTTTCATCTATTTCTATACCTACTTGTTGTATATGTTTATACTTTTTCTGTATATCAAACATAGAATATGGGTACATTCCTGAGCCTACTAATACTAAATTTTTACATGTTTTAAATAATGAGGTTCTTTTTTTATCTAATAAAGTCTTATATATCCAAGCATTTGTTTCTGCTCTACGATATGCTAATAAGGCTCTATGCTTACTTACGCTACTTGGATTTGCCCATCCAGTCATTACAGTATTAATTGTTTCTTCATCTGTGTTATAAGTTTTATCTCTAAATATAAAACTTGTGTTACCTGATGCAATAGCTTGTTTTCTAGCTATTAGAAAATTAGCTATTTTTCTCTCTAACTCTTTTTTAGCGTCTTCTGTTAGTAGTCTGAGATTAACCATTTCACTCTTAGCTACCAAGTCTTTCCAAGCAATTTCTTGTTTTTTTATATCTTCAAAATTCATTATATATATCCGATAATATCTGGGCGCTATTAGATGTACCTTGTATATCATATTTAAAACGTTGTGGCTTATACCCTCCCACTACTTCATCTAATACTGTTTTAATAGTACCAAATTCAGGCATAGTAAGTACTTTATAGTAGTCATAAGGCTCAAACGTAAAAGCTCTTACAAATTGTTCCATTTTCCTTCCACTCTGTCTTGGTACCACTATAGAGGGTATCTGACTTTTTAGTATTTCTACTGTTGCATTATATCCCCCATAAGTTACATACCCAGCACAATCTATTAACTTATTACGTAGTTCTGGTACATATTCTACAAGATATATATTTTTATTTTTTCTACCGCCAATAGAATTATATTTATTAGCTATAGGCATAATAAATTTATGATTAGGATATAGATGTGCTATCTCTGCAATTTTTTTAAATATTATTACTGCTTCATCTTTGTTAAGACCAGTACTAATATAAATATTATTATTTTTTTGNTTATGTAAAGGTTGAGATTCNTCACATACATAACCTGTATATNTAAGCATATGTTTAATATCATTTATAATTTGTACAGAGTTAGACTGTCTAGTNCTATCACTAATAAGTGGTAATATATCTTTATCCCCATGAACTAATATACAATCTGCATAATANTTACATACTATATTTTGAGTGTATAATACCCAATCTTGTAATTGGGTACTATGNGGCTCATCCCATGGNAAATCTCTAACAGATATAACAATTTTTATACCTCTTTTTTTACATTCTTCAAGGTATCTAAAGTATTCATGTGCAAATTGTTGTCTNCAAAAAGGAAAACCTTCACATACTAATACTTTAACTTTATATTTTTCTATAGTTTTTATAAATTGATTGATACGAAANTTTATGATAGTAGCCTGTTGTATAAATTGAAATACTTTATTTATATCAGGTATTTTATAATTACCAAGAAAAGCTGTATGAGGTACTTTATAATCTAAAGGGGGTTGAAATAGCTGATCCATAATAATTACATCATGATATTCAGCTGTTTTCTCTGCTATAAATTTAATTCTTTGGGAATGTCCTAATCCTCTATAATATTGAGTTAAAAATCCTACGGACATTACAGATCCTTAGCTAAGGGAAATACCTCTGCTATAGCTTGTCCACATGCTTGTGCTAATTCCATATGTTCTTTTTGTGTACCATTGGCACTTCTTAACTCAATATAATGAACCCAAGAGCGTAGAGTACCATTTACGTATAGTCTGGATAAAGTTAAACCTTCTGGTAATACTTTTCTTGCCTGCTCTTTAGCAATACCATTTTCTATAGCCCAATCATATGCTCTTTCTACTTCTTGCATTACAGCACGCTGTTTTACGTTCCACATATTTTGAAGTTCTTCATCATTAGTTTCGATTGAATTTTGACGATTCTTTGTATCTTGTAATCTAGCTTCTGATGTTTCAAAATAATCAGCGCCCATATCCGCAGGATCAGCGTATCGTTGTGAAAATTCTTGAAAAGAGAATGAGCGATGTCTCAAAAGCTGTCGTGCAATATCTCTTGTAGTTTCAATTTCCATTGTAGCTGATACCATTTCAAGAGGAGACCAATGTTTATGTTTGATTAGATACTTAATTAATTTTTCGGTTGTTTCACTATTCATTTGATTTGTAGGATTTGATACTCTTGCGCAGTATGCTACAAAATCTTGCAAATTATCTATACCTATAAAGGTTCCAGGCATAACTTGTGTATACCCCATTAGTTTAGCTTTCACTTGGTTTTACTCCTGTTGGTTCTTCAAGATCTTCTACTTGTTCTATTTTTCTTTTATGAGTGGCTGTTAACGTACCATCAATATCTATCTCATCTACTAAGTAAGTACTTATACCTCCTTGAGTATATTGTTCTACTATAGCTCTTCCATATTCTACATCAGGTTCAAATTTTTTAATATCATGTACTTCTGGATTAAGTTTCTTTTTTAATTTTTGAATATAACTTTTAGCTGATGAATTTTTCCAAGCAATATCTTCTATCTGATCAACATAATTTATTACCATTCGAGGACGATAGTTTACAGAAAAAGTTGCAATTTTTTGAGTAGGCTGTATAGTCTGTGCTTGTTCAAAATTATTTTTAATCAGTAACCATATTTCATTCCTAAACGTATATTCAAAAGTAGATACACCATCTGCCAATGACAATCCTTGCTCATATACTAAGTCAGTAAACGAATTAACTTCAATGCGAAAATTAGGATTTTTTAAAGCAGGGTATACTCCTGTAGGTATAGGTATAATCTTATTTGCAGGAATTTTTACAGGCTTAGTTATACATGCTCTAAGATGAAAGAAGGGATCAAGATTAGTATCTTGATTGAATCCCCACTCACAGCTATATGTTTTTTCTAAATACTTAGCAGTAGAACTTTTCTCAATATCAATCTCACAGATTCGATAGTCGGTCAAGAGCTTCTTCTCCTTCTTTACCGGCCATAATAGCATCGGTACAGTACTTTAGATTAATTAGATTTTCATTTCTAATTAGTCTTTCTTTACCCGCATTTAGATTTTGTATATACTTAGCACGACCTTTTAATGGCAAAGCTGCCAATAGATTATCCAGAGTATGATACTCTTTAGCAAGTCCTTGTGCTCTCTTAGGTCCGATACCTTCAATACCTATAATGTTATCACCTTTATCTCCTTCAATAATTCTGGACATCATAAACTGTGCGGGTGTAAGTTCTAGATCTTCTTGTAGTGATTCAAGAGTAACTTCTTTGCGCCCAAATATATTGAATACCGATACATCTTCTTTGATTAGTTGTAATAAATCCTTGTCTGATGACACAACCCAAGTATGGTTATAGTTTTGTGATAGATTTTGAGTAATCCATGCAAGAGTATCATCAGCTTCTACACCTCTGAACTTTACTACTTCTTCATCAAGATCATCAGGAAGAGCATTAAGAACAGCAAAGAACTCTTCAAAACGTTTTACTTCATCTGGATCATCAGATTTTGTACGAGTGCCTTTATAGTCTTCAAGCATTTCCATTCGGTAATAGCTTTTACCAAAGTCAAAACATACAATAGTACGTTTAGCTTGATAAGATTTTGCAAGTGATTGTATAGTACGAATAAAATCATCAGCAAAAGAATCATGATTAGGTCTGCGAAGCCATCTGTATGATAGATTGTTTGCATCAACAATTAGTAGATTATTATAGTCAGAGTAGTCAGTTTCTTGCACATCTGCAAGATCATTCCATGATTTAGTCATATTTATCTCCTGTGTTTATAAATAAATATAACAAATATAAAAGAAGTTAGCAATAGCTATATCACTTCTCTTCCCTATACTTAGGTAACTTATCAGCTTTCTTTACTGCTTTAATCCACTCATCTAATCTAGATATTTTAAACTTGTGCCCAAAAGATGAAATCTCTACATAGTCATCCACTTCTGTGTCATCATCATATGCTGCAAAATCTTTAGATCTGTCCCATCTAAATAATAATAGAGGTTTCTTCTTCATTACTTCTGCTTCTCGTACTGCTTGTTCCCAAAACCCAAATATATTAGTAGTTTTAGAAGTTAATAGATTATTCCATTGAATCTCTTTATAATGTTTACACTCAATACAATAAGGCCACCATGCAGTATCATGTGGTGTCCATATATCTCCTTTTAAATAATCTATTGCCCCAGATAATGGAACCCTTCTAAACTCTACATCAAATTCTTTACTTAATAGTGTAGCTATTTTTTGCTCATAAGCTGAACCTTTAGCCTTACTTTTATTATATGCCATCTACTATGAGGCTCTCTTTCTTTTTAGATCTAAAGTAACACAATGAAATCCGCCTGCTAAAAGTCTATCATGCCTTAGTTCTAAAGGTATAGTTTCGATACCTACAGCATTAAGTTTTTCATGAATTTCTATTTGTTTTTTATCTACAATAGCAAGATTTGGGTTTACACTAAGAAAATTCATACCAATCCATTCACTTGCTCCCCAAGGTAATCCAGCTGGTGCTGTTGTTTCTCCAACACATTCATTTATCCAAATCTTATCCCAAGATTTAAATAATTCAGGTTCATTATCTATATTTACTCTACTTGCGTTATATAATACTAAACCTTCTCTTACTGGTACAATAGTACTATCTAAATGTGCATATGAATATAAACCTTCTACTATATGAACTTTATATTTACTGCCTAATATACGCTGTAACCATTCACCACCNAGTCTATTTCCTGTATTAGATATTTGATATAATATATCATCGTTTACCCGTACACAATTAGCTGCCTCAAATAAGATCTCTTCATTATTTAATGCAGGGACTCCGTTTGTATCTTCTTTGTAGTTTTTATCAAATAGTAAAGGTATAGGAGCCTTTAACCATGTACATCCTTCACGAAACATTTGTGTAAAAATATCTCTATATCCCCAGGTTTCAAATTGTCTATTCCATATAGGAGAAGGTGTCTCTATAATTTTATCATCTATAATAAGTGTAAGATCTCTGGGAGAGTAATAATGCCAGTTTTTACCCTTCCATGTAGGTGATTGCGTATTGGCTTCTGCATATTGTGTATTTGGTCTATGTACTTTTACACCTAAAGACTTTAATGTATTACTCAGTACTTCAAGATCTTCATTTTGTTCATCTATAATTTGTTGAGGATAAAATCCTGCTACGGATTTAATATACTCTTCTTCGAACTCTGGGTACTGACATTTTAACGTACTAATATTAGGTATAGGTATATTACAATAATCAGCTGTACCTACTATAATTTCTTGTAGTTCATCCCAATCATTATTACAAGTCATACTTCATTCTTCCATCCCATATTCTTGAGAAACATAGCCTATTTCCATTACCACCTCTGTTATATTCTCTAAAGCGTCCAGAATAGTCTATACCAAAATATACACAATAGGAAGGTACTAAATCAAGTTTTTGACAAAATGCAAGTTGTTTACTATGATATTTCTCAAATACATAATTAGCTGGAAACTTCTTCATCATAGCAGTACCAAGATATGCACTTAGTAAATTAATATAATTATAGTTATATTCATTTATTACATATATTTGATCTTCAAAAGGTTCTTTTTGTAAACGTATACCAACCCTATGATTTTCTATAGGAAATACTTTAGATAGGGATGACACCACATACTCTATACAAGAATGAGATAAATCAAATGACATGTCTACTCCTAGGTTAAGATACGCTAAATCTAACATAACAGGAACTTTTAGTCTATCACAATCACACAATATTTTTTCAAGACTACTAGGCACTGCACCTGTATCAGCAAAAGGAACACTCAATAATACTACATCACCTTCTTTAATAGGTTCATCATCTAACCAAGCAAAGTTATCGCTATACCATAATGATTTCATCATTTGATTATAGAAATACTCACCTTTTGCTATTCGTAGTCTATGATTATCTCTATACCTAATATAAAACTGTGCAAAAGATTCTGTGGTTCCTTGTGTAAAACACATATGAGTATAGTGTTCTACTCCATTAACTCTTGGAAAATGGCTAAACATCCATTGTTTATATGTTTGTAAAAAGTCTTGTTTTATTATTTCTGCATTTTTCTCTGTATAGTTATTATTAACAGTAAACATTCTTATAGTTTCATCTCTATAAGATGTTAGCTCTCTATCATGCACACTGTATGCTCCACCAAAAGGTTTACTTTTATTATCTGGTAGATTTGTATATCTAATTGCCATTATTTAAAAAATCCTGATAGTTGTAAGGTATATTTATCTTTCATACCACAATTGCCCGATAAATGAGGAACATGTTCATTAAATATCCATCCTGTGTTCTTTTCCCAATTCCATTTTATCTCGTCTCCAAACTGAAGTATATGCCCATCTTTCCAATCTTCTATAAAGATATTAGCTCTAACAGGTTCTCCATCTGGTTTAATCTGTCTTAATTTATAGAATTTATCTATATGTAGAGGTATACAGTTTCCTGGTCTTTGTCTTATTACTGATACAGTGTGTATATCTATATTTGTTTGTTGACTTAAAATTTCATAATCTATTTCTGACTTATCTAAAAACTTTTGATATATGATAGTATTTTCATCAGTATAGCTTGAAGGCATACCTCCATAAGGTTTGTGCAGATCTTTTAGTTGATGAGTCATAATATCTTTTAAAGGATCTTTATAGTTAAACCATTCAATATTATATATAAAAGATAAATCATAATCTATCTTAGTTTGTTGCAGTATTATGTTTCCCACGGCATCCATCCTTTCTGTTTATACCCAAAGTTTAAATATGTATTAATTTTTTGTTTCTCAGACTCATCGGTTAGGCAAAACTCTTCATTAGCAAACCACATAGTAACTTTATTTGTTAAAGCTAAATTTATTAAATACTCTCTTCTAACTATTTCATCAGGTAAAGAATATATACTATGCATAACTATAACATCTACTTCTGATACTATTAGATCTTCTAATATAGGCATCCAGTGTAGATATTCATTTTCAACTTGCATCATATTGTTAGGTATATTATGCGTTTTACAAAAAGTGCGTAGCGCATCTCTCTGTAGATTAAGTGGTATATCTCTATCATATTCAGTATTATTACCTATATATCCTACGCAAGTATCATTTGTGTGATTTATTACTCTATACTCTGTATCATTAGGTAATCTAAAAAACCCTCCAGGAAGTCTGCCACCAAATTCTTCTCCCTCTACTAATACATGCCAATCTATAGCCATTCTGGTAATATTAGTTTCATTATTTATATTACCGTGTAATATTTCTTGATGAAATAGGTGTGCCTGACCTACCTCTAAATCTACTGGATAAGCTACTGCTAAACATTCACGTTCAAACATTTTCTGATCCCACTTATTTTCTATCAGAGCTTTAGTAATTTTTCTAGAACTATCTGTAGGTACTACATACATAGAATTAGTATCATATGCTCTTGTTAAAGGCATCCATATAGTACCTTGTCCTCTACCATTTTTATAAAATATACCTTGATGAAA